ATGCTATATGTGATATTAATTGCTGCAATCGTCATATTCTGGTTGATCGCCGTGGATAGACCCGTGTTAAAAGTGAGTTTTGATGACGGCCACTTGAGCAAGGTAAAAGGGCATATACCTCCATCTTTTAAACATAACTTACAAGATATTGGCGAACATGCCCCATTTACTGGTGAACTCAAAGTGTACAACCAACGCTCCGGAATGAGGCTGGTCTTTTCTAAAGACGTACCAAAGAAAGTTCAACAACGAATTCGAAATGTTTTCCCTCATCAAGGTTTCAAAGCCAATAAAGGTAAGAAACAAGCTTAGCCGACATATCAATTACTTATCTACGTTAAACGGGACGCAAAATTGCGTCCCGTTTTAGCATTTGACGCATAAAAAATTACAATCAGTCCATTTATCAAAAATGGATTTACGAATGCGATACGTTGTCACTTTATTTTTATTATTGTTACCCACAGCATCAACATTGGCCGATGATTCAGAAACAAATCCAGTGGCTAAGAAAATCAAATCGACGCTACAAAAGAAAGTCGATAAGCAGTTCGACCAATATGATGGTTATTGCGATTTAATGATTGAAATGGACCATAAAGGAAAAGTAGCAATAGTAAAACGAGTTACTGGAAGCGGAGATACAAAAGTTTGCCGTTTTGCTCGTTCAAACTTAAAAACCGGTAAGCGATATCGTTACAAACATCCTGAAAAATATATCCGCATACATATAACAACTGGTTCGTGAACCTTCAGCTTACAGTAAACAAGACCGAGTTATCGCAAATCAATTGGTTTTCTATAATCCGTAGATAGCAGATAAAAGCAGTATGGAGAGGAATTGCAAAAAAGTTTGATGGGCTTGGAATCTCTGGATTTTCAATGGTTTGTGCCGGATTTGCTGTAGTGTTTACAAGCCCATTAGAACCACTACATCAGTGCGCATTATGGGCGCTTATGTTGAATGCGATTGCATATGCGTATCCTATAAAATGTCTCTCTTTTGAGGGACAATTCAATGAAGTATCACGAAATGACTAAAAACTATATTTTTCGTGAATTTGAATGTGGTTTAACCGTCGAAGATGCTGCCAAACTTTGTTTAAAAACTGTGAGAACGGTCAAAGAATGGGATAAGGGAAAATCTATTCCTCCAGAGTGTAAACGCCTGATGAGGATGAATAAGGGAAGGGAACTGAGCTCTTGTGGAGATTGGGAGAATTTTATAATGCGGCATGATCGTCTAGAGCTCCCAACTGGTCAGCTAGTTACGGCCCAGCAAGTGCTCATAGGAGTGGCGCTTTTAGAATTAGGAGCTTCTAATGATGCTAGAATTGCTCACCAGATTCTAAAATATGCCAGAGTATTAAAAAAATTGGTTTAACAAAAAGCTCCGGAAGGAGCTTTATATTGAAATTTAGAAATAAAATCATACATTATTGTACAAATGATAGATTAAATCTGAATTTATAGAGTCTATTATCTGAAAAGAGTAAGTTTTTGGGCACTTCTTAATAAACTTAAACTCAACATCGTTTAGCTCCGGTTGTTCTCTAAGGTATTTGACTATTTCTAAATTACAGTTAAGGCCAAAAATAATAGATTTTAACTTACCCGGCATAGGGTGAAGCCCTACATCGTTACTAGTACGCCACTCGTTCTCTGATACCCAAACCTTCTTTTTTGAATAGAGTAGTTTTCGAAGAGAGCTATCAAATACAACCCTAGCTCTTTCTTGGTTTGACATCTCGGGACTGTATCTATAGAAATCACTCAGCATACTTGAAAGATCCACTTTAGGTGGTTCGTCGAAGTAATCCACCTCGAAAGTCAAACTGCCGCATACAGAATCCGGCGTTCGGTCAAACTCTAATGCAATACCATTATGGTTGTCAGCATAATGAGCCCACATTAGCATGTCATTATTAATCGGCGTTAAACAATAGAACCCAATATTGGATTTCAGGTTTTCTTGGATACCGGAAGAAAGCGCAGGTGAGTAATCTGATAAGGTAGCTTTAAGTTCTTCACGAATATTCTCATCCGGCATTAACTTAGTGTTCATCCGGCTAATTACTTCAGAATTTTTTAATAGATTACAAATGATTTCAGCATCATCAGGACTGGTTTCAATATCAATTTCACCCTCAAACGGGTCATTGTAATTAGAAAGACTAGAGAAAAATGCTTGCCGACTTAATAATGGTTCTATTTTGTACTTATCTAGGTAAATCCCGTCGGCTAGTAGTATTCCTCGTTCCTTAAAGTCACTTGGTGAACTAGATTTCAATTCCAATGACTGATAATGGTAAAGGCTAAGTATTTCAGGTTTATACATAGTGATTAAGGCTTTAGAGGTTCGCAATTAACAAGAAGTAAGCATCTAAACACATAAAGTTAAAGCTATCAATCTGATGTTAGTCGCACTATTAGTCCGGTGAGGGTTGGTAGTAAGGTGGAATTTACCCCCGTAATACAGATTCGGGGGTTTGACCTCCCGCCGCACGTCGCGCAATCGTCCTAGCCCGTCCTCACTTGCTCCGCGCGTCCGTCGGAGAGAACCCAGAAAAGAAGAATAAGCATTGCTCGACACTCGCAAAGCTTTGATGTTGTGAGTATGCAGCGTTCCGGTAGGTTAACGCGCCTTTGGTGTGGATAGTCTCTGCAAGGCTGGTCTAGCAGGAAGGAGGGCGGCAGCATCCAAATAGCTTTGGGCTGCTAACCGCGCCGATTAAGTGATGAGGCTAGGTTTTGCTATGGTGGGCGGCTTGGTGCCTCGTCGTCGCTCCGCAACTCCTTATCCCTGCGGGGCTGGCACCGTGCCTTTAATTGAAGTAGTCGACCAGTTTGCCTAGGAGGTATCTCGCAAGGTCATACACGAGCACCACAATGACTGCATTCACTATCGAGAGATGATCAAACAGCTCGATGATTTCAACCAGCTGCCCATGCGTTACGTATTCATTCATTAGGTTTCGTCTCCACTAAACAAACCGCCAACAGGTTTGAGTTCAATATCTTGCTCTTGCCGTTGTGCATATTGCTCATACGGCGAACACGTGACATAGAAATTGGATGCGCCGTGGGACAGCTGGACGAGGCAATCGTCCAGATATTCCATCTTGACGCCCAACTTGTTTAGGAATCCGTCATCGAGGTAAGTCACACCGCGCGGTGTGACAACCTCAAAATGCACGTTGACGTGTATCGAGGTGGCTTTGTGCCAACGTTCCACCGCAGAGACATAGATACTCTCTGAGTTCGCCAGTGGGAACCAAGTCGGAACAGTGCCTACGTCATGATAAGACTCATTCCCGCAACCAGAACCCGTACAGCCAGAACCACTAGAACCCATGACAGAACCAGGCGAACCACTTTGACCAGGACGTGCTTGACCTTGCGAAGTCGAAACGCCACTTTGCTGCGAAGTTTGATGAAGCTGCGTTCCTTCCGCAGTTGTCGTCTCAGAATCAGAAACCATACCAATAAGCGCATAAACTAAGTACCCAAATGAAAGCACGACCAGTGCCATAGCTGCTAAGAATTTCGGATTAAGAAAGATGTTCTTTCCAAGTCCCGATTTGGTGATTTGCCCCGTGACGGTCGAGGCGTAGAGTAGGTGGACATCAAGCGGCACCTTGAGGTTATAAACCACATCGTCTTTGCTTGGTTTGGTGACCGTTCGAGTCGGGTCATGTTCCAAGATGCGCGGTTTGCGGTTGGAAAAGAAGATCCCATCTTTACCCTTATGTTGCTTGGCCAACTCCGCAACACCTTTTAACTCTTTCGGGATTTGAGCAAAGTCAGGCGTGAGCAACACAATGTCCCAGTTGTAGTGCCGGTGCTCCATAAAGGCGTTGTTAAAGTTCTCTGGATAGATGATGCGTCCTTGCTCATCAAAACGTGTGCGTTGGCAATCGTCTATCTCGCCATTGTCCAAACTGGACGTATCAATCGTTAGCCAACGAGAGTGAAACAGCTCAGAGAATCCTTCAGGTAAGTGAGGCTCAAAGTCAGTAAAAGGGCGCTTGTGTATGTTCGCCATTTTGAAACCTGCATTGACCGAGAAGATTTGCTGACACTCATCAATGAGGATGAACGCCCCAATGGGTGCCCAACAGAAGAAGTATTTCCAAAGCTCGAAGCCTTCTGGATTGCGAGAGCTAATGCGAATGAGCCGAGCCGTATCAGGAAACTTCTCACCAAGGCGTTGTTCAATCACTTCAAGTGGCTGCATGCCATGAATGTTCGTAATGCAAATTCGACCTTCACGCAGTGCAGGCAGTAAGTCAAACCACACGGCGCAAGCCGATTTGTAAGAGCCACCGTGACCGTATCGAAATGAAGTAGCCATTCAATCACCAGTTAAAGAAACGCATAACTAAAGACGTAGCGAACGCATCAAAGATGACACGTAGTCCAGAGGTGACGCCGTATTCGGTCAAGATATAACGGACGTCAGAGGGAAGCGCATTAAAGCGGTCTTCGACAAGCGTATAGACGCCATATTCTTCGAGCAGCAGCTGCGCAATCTTGAGTGCGATTTGTATCGAGGCAATCTTGATATCGAGCCATACCGAGATAAGCCACATCGCGCCGTATTCAAACGCGTTCTTTATCCATTCAATCGCCACATCAAAGAAGTCGAGAAAGGTTTGCCCAATGTTGGCAATAAACTCTAATGCTGAGTAGATGTATTCCATGTTATTTACTCCGATTACCAAACAGAACCCAAAGGGCGATTAAGGCACAAATGAACAGCACGACAGGGCGCACGTAGCCCGATACCGCATCAAAACGCTGTAGTCCTGATTCAACGGTTGCGCCTTTGATATTGAAAGACTTGTCGCTTAATGTGCCGTTGTTGAAGTTGGTGCCGATAGTGATTAAGCCTTTGATGTCGTCCACATAGCCTTGGATGGATTCGGCTTTTTCATCTATCGTAGTTTGCAGGTTGGCAAAGTCTTCTGCCGTGAAGATTTCGCCAGTGATAGCGGTGCCCGTAGGTGTGCCAAACTCTGAGCCAGTCAATAGACCCTCAATCGCATTTAAGCTGTTATCGAGTTCGCCCATTGAATCACCAAGCCCTTTTAAATCGTTACGAATACCAATGGTGGCGTTGGTATTGTTGTTCACCGCCGTAGTGATATCGCCGTTGGCCTGTTGGATGAGTGCCTTGGTGTTGTTATAAATCTTGTTGTCATTGATTTGCTGCTCTTGAATGGCTTGGGTGTTATCGACCAAAGAGCCTTTCACACCAATGACCGCATTGGTGATGTCAGCGTGTGACTGGTTGATATCGACGTTAAGATCATGAATGCCTTTGTTCACATCCACGTTAAGCCCTTTAATGGCAGAAAGGACTGCCGTGTCTGTCGATTCATCCGTGTCAGGGTCTTCTACGTCCGGTTTATCATCAACGACACCGGGATTGACCGTGTTGGTTGAATCATCGGGTAGGACACTTGGATCTTCAATCTCGCCTGTTGGGTCGTCAGGGTCATGGGTTGGGTCTTCCGGCTCATCAGGTGGAATGATGGGTTCATCCGGTCCCTTATCGCCCCAAAACAAAGTACCACCTTCACACTGACGACCAGTGAAAGCGAACTTGAGAGAACATTGAGAGTCGGGCGTGTACTGTCCATCAGGAACGCCAGTACAAATAATGGTAGATTCGTTTTTGGTCATTTCGCATCGAGTGGCACCGTAGTCACCGTAGCAAGCACCCGTCACCAGTTCGCCGTAAACCGCAGGGTGCCAATGCAATTTCACCGTATCACCAATGGACTGTTTGAACTGACAAGCATCCATGCATGAGCCATCAGGATTCTCTCCATACTCACAAGCAGGAACGATGGGTTCACACGACACGACGTACTCGTCTTCTACTTTTTCATAGTCAGGTGGACATTGAGCTGAATTTTGAAAGAATCCGGCAGCATGATAAAGAGGCCAAGAAGCACTGGTTGTGTGACACATAATATCTACAACGTATTTGCCATGCCTCAAATAACAGGACTTAGTAGAAAAGTCCTTGTAGTTAACAAACTTATTCTCATAACAAGAGACATAAGAGGCAGGGTTAACTCTCATACCCAATCGCAACTTACAATCGGGATAAGCTGAAACGTCTGAAACCTTATAGGTTGGTTGAGCCGCGCTTGCATTAAGTGATAAGAACAAGCACGAAAACAAAAGTAAAAAGAGTGACTTATTCACATTTGCACCATTAAAAAAGGGAGCCGAAGCTCCCTTATCCGTTGATTAGTGAGTATTGATGCCACTCACAAAGCCGTGGAGGAATGCCCCCGCAAAGGCAACACCTAGAACGATAGCGAGAACATCTCCAAGTAAATTACCCGATAAAGGAGGCATAGAGGTGAGCCGTTAGCGGCGTAAGAAGCCAACAACCATGGTCACACCAAAGCCCAGTGCAGCCATACCAATCAGACCCGCCACAACCAGTGATACGTTAGCTTGACCACCGGATACCGCAGAGTTGATTGCGCCCGTGATATCGACTTCAGCGAACGCCGGAGAGACAGACGCGGCCATCAGTGCAGCGCCAGCTGCGGTCTTTTTGTTTACGACTGCGTGTTTTACGTTAGTTACAACAAGTTCTAGTTTTTTCATAAGATTTACCTTTTACTCATAAGGCGAACAACACGACCCACCCAGTGACCAACAACCATGTTGATCAAGAGCACGCCACTGACATACAGGAACAAGTCACCGTTGAATAGGACTGGTTCCTTATATTCTTGGTAGTCCACCGCCGAAATCAGCACGTATTCTTGGCAATCCGCAACAGGCGTTTTTGTTGCTTTCAAATTGCCATACTGGTTAACGACGGTGACGCATACAGACATTTTTTAGCCTTGAACGGGTTTCATTGAAGCTTCAAAGTGCTTCTTAATTTCTTGGTCGACTGGAATAAGCTCAGTCACGATAGCGCCTGCCAATGGGTCTTCTGGGTTAATCTCCAAGCGCAATTGGTATTCGCGGCGAGGAACGAGAGCACCAGTGCGCTCAAGAAGCAGGGCATATTCATGGTCAATCATTAAAGGTTGATCCCATTGGGGATTCACATCACCCGATTCACCGATAGTGCGGCGTTTGAATTTCTCTGAGTTGATTTCACGTAGAGGACGTGACACGTTCAGTTGAGCACTGTCGCCACGTGCTGAGTTCCAAGTGATATCCATGCCAAGTACAAAAACGGATTTAGCCATTTGTTAAGTCTCCAATATGTGAGTCACCAACTTGCCGTAGGTATCGGGGAAGGTGAATTTAGTTCCATCACGGACAAGGGAACCGACCACGGTTTCAATGTCGCCCTCATGGAATTCGATTAAAGAGTTCAGAATTTTCCCGTACTGGCGACGCATCCAGTGCGCAGAGGCCAACAGGTCTAACGCCGCGCGTTTAGTCGGGACAGGTTTGGTATTGAATTTCTTTGCAGTAGAAATTGACGCAGCAAAATCATTGAGCGCGGCATACGCGCCAGCTGGATTCAGCAACACATCAACATTCCATTTTTTCAGCTCGACTTCAGAGCGATACCAGACAAGACCCGTGTTTGCGAGTTTCTGCTCAAGAGCCTTGTTGTAGATACGCCAGTAAATGCGCGAGGTACGCGAACCAATCGAGTATTGCTCTTTGGTGTAAATCGGTTTGCCGTCTTTGCCGATACTGGCAATGGTCATGTCTTCATGAAGCACAGGGCCACGACCACGTTCGGCGGTGCGGAAACAGTCGTCACGCCACGCCTTGTAAGCGTATTCGCAATCGAAAATTCCGTCGTAATCGTCATAGGCCAAGTCAACACGCGCCAAAGTTTGCACACCAAGTACATTGGTCAGCCAGTCATGTAGCGACCACGTAGGACGACGGGCAAATACATGCTTGCATCCCGTTCCGTTGATTTGGAAATGCACCGTGTCATTGTTACCGCCGATACCAACGAAGCCGCAGAAGTCTTCACCATCTGGCGAAGTCAGTTTCATGGATTCGGTGTAGAACTGGAAACCCAAACCGCGAGGCGCAGACAACGACAAACCAAGCACTTGATTGGTGAAGATACGCAAGCAATCTTCTAAGTAGTTGCGGTAACAGATATCAAAGGCTTTGTTGTACGCTTCAATTTCTTCAGACGTCTTAGCGACGGTCGGATTAAACACAGGTGGAGCAGGGAACTTAGGCGCTCGACAGTGACGCTGTAACAGCCCTGATTTGGCAAAGCCTTTGTATTCCTCATGCTTGTGCAATCGACGAACCGCATCGTGACAATGACGTAAGTCTTTCACCGCAAACGTAAAACACAGGTAATCAATATGAACGCTTTGCTCATCGAACTTTTTGAGGATGTTAGTTGCAGTAGTCATCAAACACCCCCAAATTGATACGTTGTTCAACGGTCGTGTTGGTGATGGACACCAACTCATAAGAAGTGAACTGAGAGGAAGCCCAAGACTCAAGATGAGACATGGATTTAAGCAAATCCCATTCGTCGCAACCTTTGACCAACACAGATACCGTGTAGTCAGGTAGCAAGTCGTAATAGATGATTTGAGCTTCGTTCATGAAATCGCCTTGACCAGTTCCGAACGACCATCCAAGAGGTCGAGTACATTAAATTCTGTAGCGATTAAATACAGAATCTTATGTATCGTCAATACAGCAAATTATGTGTTAAAAGACTAAAATCGGTTTAATGACGTGAATTGAGGATGCTACAAAATGTATACAAACAAGCTGCTCGACGCTTATAAAGACAAGATGAACTACGTTCAATACAAACAAATAGCTCATGACTTGGGTGTAAGCCCGCAAATGATCACTGAAGTTAGAAAAGGTCGAACATTTCTTAACGAGAATCAGATACTTATGCTTGCAGACGCTGTAGGCGAAGACAAAGAAAAGGCTCTGATTGGCTTAGCGATGGATAAAGCAAAAACGCACGAAGCGCAGACACTATGGCAGAACATAGGAAAAAAGTTTAACGGACTTGGATTATCAAGCATTTCAATGGCTTGTGCTGGATTGGCCTTAGTGATTGCAAGTCCACAGGAACCCCTATATCAGTGCGCATTATGTATATTATGTTAA